TACAGCTTTTTCAATTCATCAACAATTGGTTGAAGAAGAAGGTCTTGATCCTCAATCAGATGAATATTATGAGCAAATAGATACAAGAATTAGACAAGATTTTCCGCATAAATTTAATGGTCAATCCGGTCGATCTCAAAAGGTAGCTTCTGTCTCTCAAGGAAGAGCTAGCCAAAAGAGTAAAAAGAGTGTTAAACTATCACCAGCTCAAATTTCCGTAGCTAAAAAACTCGGTGTACCGCTAGAAGCGTATGCTAGAGAAGTTGCGAAACTTGCAGCAAGAGATTCATAGAGGTATATAATGTCTAAAAAAGATAATGAAATGGAATATATAGAAGCAGAGCAAAAAGCTACTGCTAAAGATGATAATGAAATTAACAGAAGTGCTCGTGAAACGCAAACACGAGCCTCTGTAGAACGCCCTGTGCAATGGCGACCACCCAGTAAATTGCACGCCCCAAGTGCTCCGTCTGGTTTCGCCCATAGGTGGATTAGAGCTGAAGTCTTAGGTTATGAGGATAAGAACAATGTTCATTCTCGATTAACTGAAGGCTATGAGCTCGTTCGTGCGGACGAGTACAAGGATTTCGCCTACCCAAGTGTCGAGGATGGTAAATATACCGGAGTCATAGGGATAGGTGGCTTACTACTGGCTAGAATACCAGTAGAACTCATTGAACAACGCAAAAAATATTACGCTGAGCAATCTAAATCTCAGATGCAAGCGGTCGACAACGATTGGATGCGTGACAATAATCCCGCTATGCCTAAATTTCAGGCAGAGCGAAGTTCAAAAGTAACCTTTGGTTCAGATTAAGACTGAACCACACATTATATTAGGAGTAATAAATGGCTTTAACAAACTTAGATGCTCCATTTGGTTTACGTCCTGCTCGCCTATTAGGCGGTGGTGCGTATACTGGCGGTCAAAACAGATATGAAATATCAAACTCAGATACCACTAAGATTTATCAAGGTGATATTGTAAAAGGACTAGCGTCTGGATATATCAAAAGGATTGCCGCTGCTGATGGGGGACTTGTGCTGGGCGTGTTTAACGGATGTCAATTCACAGATTCTTCAACAGGCACACCAAGATGGTCAAACCACTGGACTGGAGACGCAAACGTCACTAGTGTAGTGCAAGCTTATATCGTGGACGATCCAAGTATCGTATGTGAAGTGCAAGCAAATGCTGCATTCACTATAGCTGGCGTTTTCGCTAACTATGATATCGTGGATAATAACCCGGTAGGAAGTACAACAGCTGGAATTTCACATGCTGAACTTGCCGTGAGTACAGGGAACACAACTGCTTCCCTTCCTCTCAAGGCATTAGCAGTGACTACTAATCCATCTAATGATTTAACAACAGTAACCAACACAGGTGTAGTAGTTATGATAAATAACCATATATTTAGTGCTGGCACTACTGGCGTATAGGGAGATAAAAAATGGCTATATCAAGAGCTCAACTTGCTAAAGAACTAGAGCCTGGCTTAAACGCTCTCTTTGGCTTAGAATATGCTAAATACGGAGATCAGGCAGCTGAAATCTTTGAAACAGAGTCCTCGGACCGAGCTTTCGAAGAAGAAGTAATGCTTTCCGGATTTGGTGCGGCACCAACGAAGTCAGAAGGTGCTGGGGTTGAATATGATTCTGCCTCTGAAGTTTATACAGCTCGTTACACACACGAAACTGTAGCAATGGCATTTGCCTTAACTGAAGAAGCAGTCGAAGACAACCTGTATGATCGATTATCCAACCGCTATACTCGTGCACTTGCACGATCAATGGCACACAGTAAACAAGTTAAAGGTGCATCCGTTTTAAATAACGCATACACTGCTGGCTTTACTGGTGGCGACGGCAAGACTTTACTTGCAACAGACCATCCACTTGCTGTAGGCGGAACATTCGCTAATACACCTGTAACTGCAACAGACTTGAACGAAACTTCAATAGAAAATGCACTAATTTCGATTGGTCAATTTACTGATGAAAGAGGTTTAATTGTTGCTTTAACAGGAAATAAACTTGTTGTTCCATCAGCACTACAATTCGTAGCTGAAAGATTAATGAAATCTTCTGGCCGTGTAGGTACTGCTGACAACGACATCAATGCACTAAAATCTTCAGGTGCTGTATCCGAAGGGTACACTGTTAATAATTTCTTAACAGATCCTGATGCATGGTTTGTTCTTACAGATGCACCAAACGGTTTAAAACACTTTAACCGTTCGCCTCTTAGAACAGCTATGGAAGGTGAATTCAACACAGGTAACATGAGATTTAAAGCCAGGGAGCGTTATAGCTTCGGGTGGTCAGATCCTCGTGCAATCTTTGGTTCAAATGGTGCTTAATTAATTTTAAGTATTTGAATTCAGAAAGGGGAAACTTCGGTTTCCCCTTTTTTTATGTTGCATTTGTATTTTTTATTGGTTACATTTAAGAATCCCTAGACGGCCACTGAGGTCGACATAACCAGACTAAGGAGAATATTATGGGTAGAACAACTTTTTCAGGACCAATTAAATCAGGTCCTATATCAAACACAACAGGTATTAACGTACAAACAAACATGAAGGACGTAGGTTTTACTGTTACTTCACAATCAGCTGCTGTAACTCAAACAGCTACAGCTCCTGCAACAACTATTATTATTCCTGCTTACAGCAGAATTTTATCAATTAAATTATTTATAACAACAGCTTGGAATGGTGCTGCTTCAACAGCAGGCATTGGTTTTGACGATGGTGCAGTTATAACAGCAACAGCTTTAACTACAGCAACAGGTGTCGCTGGCGGTACAATAGGAATGAACACTGATAATATTGAACCAGGAGCAGATGCTGCTAGAACAAATAATTGGTTAAATACTGGTACAAGCAAAAAAAGAATTAGAATTTTAAGTGCTAATGCTGGTGCAGGCGTAGGAACTCTTGTAGTAGAATATGTTCAAGCACAAAGTAAAGTATTTACTAATTAAAAATTAGGAGTCTATAATGGCAGGACATTATAACAGTCATCAACAGGGTTCCAATGCAACTACGGAAGTAGTTGCAGGAACTACTGACAATGCATACACTAAAGCAAAAGGTACAAACCAAGTTGTTTACTTCAGAGGTCTTTACTTAGAAGCTGACGGAGCTGATGGAACTATAGACATTCAGTCAAAGAATGCTGCCGGAACATATACCACTCAATTTACTTTTAAAGTAAATTCTGGTTCAAGCGATAGTTTTTATTCAGATCCAGGTCTAAGGCTAAAAAGAGGCATGAGAGTAATATCAAATGCAGGCATTTCGAACTGCGTTATAACTTATACGGCGTAAAACATGAGTCAATTTGATTATCTTCAAAACTTAATAACTAACAATGCTGATGGAACTGTTACTATTGGTGGTGTTACTTATGCCACCGATGGTAGCGGTATTGTTCAAAACTCTTCTGGATTAACAAGAGCTCAAATAGATGCAGATGATGCAAATCTAAGTGATCCTTTTGGTGCTGCGGCTCGAAATGCTTTTTATGTACCGGGTCTCGATGGAGTAAATGTATTTGATGCATCTGGTGGAACAGATGATTTTAGTAAATTATTAATTGCTGGTGGTGCAACACCTGGAATTGATCCTCTTGTTGATCCTCTTGTTGATCCTCTTGTTGACCCACTTGTTGACCCACTTGTTGATCCTCTTGTTGACCCACTTGTTGACCCACTTGTTGACCCTGTTATTGACCCTGTTATTGACCCTGTTATTGACCCTGTTATTGACCCTGCTACACTTACTGATCCAACTGATATTTATAATTTTCTTCTTGAAAATTTAGGATCTGCACAAGCTCAAAACTTTATGAATCAAAACAACATCACTTCAAAACAATATCTTCAAAATCTTTCAGATTCATCCATTAACAACAATCCAGCATTATCTGCACAATTAAGATCTATGTCTCAAAACTTTGATCAAGGTGCTTATGATACATCAGATTATATGGTAAATCGTAGAGCTGAAGTTGCTGAAGCTATTCGATTAGATGAGCTTAATAAAAGTTTAAATAATGGTGGAACTACTGATGCAACTACTGATGCAACTGGTGGTGGAACTACAACAACAAATACAGGTCCTAATTACCAAGATATGTATGGAAATGTTTTGAATGCATATCAAACCTTATTAGACCAACAAAATCAACCAGCATCACAACCTTCTAGTCAGACAGGTTTTGGAGATATGAGTGGCCTTATGGGTTTACTAAATCAATTTATGCAAAGCCGTAATTCACTACAAGGTGGCGGAAGATACGGAAATCAATACGGAAGTATGTATGGCGGCGGAATGGGCGGTGGAATGGGTTATAATTCACCTTATGGCAACCCTTTTAACTCAGGACAAGGTTATGGATACGGAATGAACCCTTATTCAGGTGGAATTGGTTCTTTTTATGGTAATACAGGGTTAGGATACTCACCTTCTGGTTATAATTCAGGATATGGATCAGGTTACGGACAAAATAACATGTTCTATGGTGGTTATGGTGGTAATAACTATAATCAACAACAACAAATGGCTTACAATCCTTACTCATCCTTATATAGTCAACTAAGTAATCCTCAAACATACGGTTATTCTGGAGATGTTTACACACCTGAGTATAATTCTTATTTAAATACTCAATATGAAGGTGATAGATATTCATCAGGATATCAAGATTACCTTCAATCAAATAATCCCGGAGTATATAGCAATCTCTTTGGTGGGGCGGTATAGTGGCTAAAGCAACTATATCTGTTTTAGATGAAAAAATTACGCATCACGAAACTTTGTGCTTAGAAAAATACAACAACATACAACAAAGATTAATTAGGATAGAAACAATGATCGTTGGGTCAACTGTAGGTGTTATGGGATTATTGTTAAAATTAGTTTTATTCTAATGCCTATAAGTAGAGCCCAAATGGGTAAAGAAATTTCTACTGGTGGAATAAAAAAGTATCGCTCTGGTGGATTAGTAGGTTATAATGGAGATTCTTT